TCTCATCAGAACAATGGAACTCTCAAGTGAGCTTCGCGGTCTACATGTTGGAAACAGGAGAAAACGGGACTCCTCATTACCAAGGGTACCTGGAACTCCGGAGCAGCCGCCGTCAAAACTACCTAAAATCTCGCCTGTCAAGAGCTCATTTAGAGCCGAGAAGAGGAACAAGAGGAGAGGCTATACTATATTGCGTGAAGACATGGAAACCGACCTTGAATTCATGTGGTTCATCAGAACACTCCGAGAGTCAGGAACTCAATACCAACTCCATGTTGAACAATCAGGAGGAAGAAATCGAATTACCGCAATTACCATCCGCAACGCCGATCTGGTATGGCTTGCAAACGAGACCTCAAGACTTTATTCGATCCTTAACGACTACACCACCGAAGAAGAGGAAGGAGAAACTCCAGGAGGTACAGGAAATGATCAAGAACGGCTTGACTGAAGAAGAAATCGCCGATCATGACTTCGAACTATGGGTAAAGCATTACCGAGCTTTCCGTGAATACCGTATGATGATAACACCTACTCGTAATCATGAAGTTACAGTCACTGTGCTTCAAGGACCTACTGGAACCGGAAAATCCAAGTGGGCCATGGACAAATATCCAGATGCCTACTGGAAACAACGATCCATTTGGTGGGACGGATACTCCAATCAAGAGACCGTCATTATTGACGAATTCTATGGATGGCTTCCCTTCGACCTCCTACTTCGCATCTGCGACAGATATCCCCTCCTTGTCGAAACCAAGGGTGGTCAGGTCAACTTCGTCGCAAAAAATATTATCATTACTACGAATGCTATTCCTAATTCTTGGTATAAAAACGTTTATTTCAATTCTTTTGTTCGTAGGGTATCTACGTGGATGGTACTTCGTACCTGGGGATCAATGCAATCTTTTACTGATTACTCCCAAGCAATAAGTCATTTTGTTTTAAACGAATAAATTAAGCAACTATATATCTATCTCTATCTTCACTTTGACCTTCTACTTTGTAAAAATACTTTCTTGTTACTCCAACAGTTAATATTTCTTGAAAGGTACCATCACCCGTACCTATCGGCAAACCAGGAACTAACTTCGATATTATAAATATCCACCTAGTCCATCCTCTCTTATTAGGACCTTGAGCATTAGTAAGTGATATCTTATTAGATACTCTCCTTCTAGGATCTCTCATTTGATAAGTAAATGTATCACCATTCGGTGTCACAAACTTCGTCTTTTTTAAAATCCTCAACTTGAATCTCGATAATGACGCTGGCACATCCCATGGTGTCACACCTCTTTGTGTCAACACTAACGCGGTACCCGCTCCACCAATATTTAGCGTATCAGAAAATCCTGCTGTCAACGCAGCACCTAATCCGTTATATGTACCAGTTGAATCATCGAAAGGAGCAGCTGATTCCATTTCATATATATCAGTCTCCAACTTAGCTCTACTATCCAAGACACCACCTCCGACAGTAGTAAAAAATGTAGATGCATTTCTAAAGGTTAAATCTATAATAGCACTTTTAAATATAATCTTAGATGTAGCATCCACTACTCCTCCCTTAGCAGCAGTCCAATCACCGGACTCCATTCCCATAATATTATTCATATCATTTAATTGACCAGACGTACTTTGAACAGGATAGAGCGCGAATTCTGATAACAGTTGATTCCCGCTCACATTGTTCGTTGAACTATATGTAGCATTAAAAACTACGGTTCGAGTACCCAAATCTTTTTCGGACACTGCAAGAACTTTATTCTTAAACATCTTCCATTTCCGTCTCTTAAATCGGGGCATAGACTTTCTTCTATATATACGACGTTCATCATGTTGCGTGGTTATCCCTAAACCAGAAGTAGGTCTCCTACGTCTCTGCAACGTTTGGCTTCTAGCGAATGATCTTCTTTGAGCCATGGTTCTTCTGGCCAGATTCGGTCCAGACCACTGTCTACCGAAACCACTTCGTCTATACTGCATGCCAGATCTAGTCCTCATGACGTTCGCTAGTGTTCTCTGAGCGAAAGGCACTATCCAATCAGAGGCCATAAACAAAAATGACGTCACACTTACAGTTACAAATTTCATTTGACGCGACGCAGCAAAATCAGGTAATACTAGAGCTGATTTTGCGTCCACTTTATAAAACCGATGCAATCGCGCAATTGGTGCTTCACAATCAACAATCCTAACGCCGCCGACGATCTTGAACTAGACTTCTCATCAGAACAATGGAACTCTCAAGTGAGCTTCGCGGTCTACATGTTGGAAACAGGAGAAAACGGGACTCCTCATTACCAAGGGTACCTGGAACTCCGGAGCAGCCGCCGTCAAAACTA